GAGTGTGTTGGAAAGCATAAGCTGAAAAGTATGATACTTGACGAAATAATAGGAAACATAAATGAATGAAAGAATATTTAAAACACTGTCTAAGGCATCCAAAGACATTATGATGAACAAAGTTGAAAGTATCGCTATCTTATATATTAAGAAAGACGGAATGATGGAGTCTGCTTATGACAAAGAAGATGAAGCGAGTGCATTGAATTTACTTGGGGGGATTGATCTTTTAAAGCATAGAGTTATTAATGGATATTTCCCTGTTTCGGAACTAGATGAAGATGATGAATGATAATAAAATGACTGGACTAGGGTTGATCGCGGAAGCCAGAGAGAAGCATCGAGAGGTTAAGAAGAATATTCTTAGGTTGATGGAACGGGCGAATATTGAGAGCTTTACGAAAGAGAATATAAACCGTGAACTTTTTAAGATTTATTTAGAATTGAAGTAACACTATGAAAATCAAAGCTATTAGTGTATAATTGAAGGCAGTAGGAGTAAAACACAATGGATTACTTTGTTATGGAAAGCGAAAACGTTGGAGTGTGGCATGTATGCCAATGGTACAGCAAGGCAGAGTTTAATATAGTGAAAGTGTTTTACAGCAAGGAAAAGGCTAAGGAGTATTGTGTTGCAATTAGCAGGGTACAGAATGGAAATTTGTTTTGGGATGGTGATTAGTGGCTAGGCTAACAAGCGAACAGAGAGAACTTATATTAGCAGACTTCCATACGGGGGTATATACTCTGAGAGAATTAGGGTTTAGATATAACACTAGCCATGTAACAATAGGAAAGATAGTTAAGGGGCTGGAGCCTAAGCATGAGGACAAAGTTAACACAATAAGCACCATGACAGCGGAACTCCACCAAGAAAATTACCAAGAAGTTAACGCAGTTAACAAGGCAATAGAGAACAAAACGAAACATATTTTACTATTTGAAAACTCAGCACTAGAGAATCAAAGGAAAGCAAATCTTGCAATAAAGGCGTTAAAGGACGATAAAATAGATGAAAATTGCTTATACCCCCTTGAAGTCCATAGTAGAATAACCCAACGCAATAAAGAAACAGTATTAGGCAAAGACAAGACTATTGAGACAACAAATATTAATGCACAATCAACAAAAATAGAAAAGAGAGTAACAATCATTAAGAGAAGTGACAATGGAAGATGAGGTTATAGAACTTAGCAACCCGCAATATGAATTTCTTACCTCAACCAAGAAGCATACTGGGTTTGTTGCTGGGTTTGGGTCTGGTAAATCTTTTGTTGGTGCGTTAAAATCTCTTAATAAGATAATAAATCACGACATATATAAAACAGCTTACTACCTACCTACCTATGGGGATATAAGAGATATAGCCTTTGAAGTATTCCCAGAGGTTGCAGAACTGCTAGGGTATAGCTACAAACTAAACAAATCAGACAAAGAATTTACTTTGTTCGACGGGGCAGAAAAAATAGGCTCTACAATATTTAGGAACATGAGTGAGCCTGAGTCTATTGTAGGGTATCAAGTCGGGTATACGCTGATAGATGAGACAGACATACTCCGTGAACACATTATGGATAAAGCCTTTAAGAAGATATTAGGGCGTAATAGATTGGTTATAGAAATAACCGACAAAGAAATGCTTGATAATATCGAGTCTATTAATGAGCCTGATAAAAAGATTGAAGGTACTTACTGGCACAAAAAGAAGAAAATGTGGTGTTGGACAAACCATATTGATGTAGTTGGTACACCAGAAGGCTTCAAATGGTTCTATAAGCGATTCAAAAAGAACTTTAACCCAAATACAGACCTCCTTATCAAGGCAAGTACATACTCAAATATGGAAAACTTACCCGAAGACTATATAGAAACGATGAAGGCAGAATATACACCAGAACTTTTTAGGGCTTATGCTAATGGTGATTTTGTTAACCTAACAAGCGGTACGATATATTATTATTTTGATAGAAAAGAAAACCATACAGACAGAGAGATTATTTCCGATGACACAAGAGGCATTTATGACATATTGTATATTGGACAAGATTTTAACATAGGGGGGTGCTGTGGCAGGGTTCACGTCATAGATGGGGATATTCCTAAGTTAGTCGAAGAGTATTCTGTGCATGATACCCAGGCGATTGTTAACCATTTAAAGAAAACATATAGTAAGCACAGAATTATTATCTACCCAGATGCAAGTGGCAAATCAGAAAAGACAAACAGCAGTAAGTCAGATATTCGGCTATTGGTTGATGCAGGATTTAGAGTAGACACTCCAAGCAGAAATCCTTTTGTGCAAGACCGGATAAATTCAGTAAATACTTTATTTTATAAAAAGCAATATTTTATAAATACTCATAAATGCCCTGAAAGTACCCACTCTTTAGAGCAACAGGCATACGACGACAATGGATCCCCAGAGAAGTTTAAGGGTTCAAACACTATAGATGATAGCAACGATGCTTGTGGCTATTTTATTGATCGTAAATTCGGGCTATTGAGGTCTTCTGTAAAAGCATACAACAAGAAACACACTTAACATTAAACAGAATCATATAATAAAAAGTTCACATGATTAGTGATTACAATTTTATATGATATAATTGTGAAACAATACACGCATAGGAATAAACATGTCAAACGAGATAAACTTTAAACATCCCTTATACGTCAAGCACGAACCACAATTAGAAAAAGTCAATAAAATATATAGCGGTATTGACTCAGCAAAAGAATATCTGCAGCAATATTCACAAGAAGATACAACCGACTTTACAGCCAGACAAGACATTGCCAACCTAGATAACTATGTTTTTTCTACTGCGGACGATATTAAAAATATCATCTTTAGGAAGCAGATAGATAAGTCTGGTATATCAAATAGTGAGATTGGAGAGTTTGCAAAGAGCATCAACTTTAAAGACAGCCTAAACGAATTCAGTAAATCCGTGTTGACTAATAGAATTAAAGAGGGCTATACTTTTATCCTGGCAGAAAGCACTTCATACAATCCCGAAGAGGTCACGACTAAGGCACAACAGAAAGCTCTTGGTATCAGACCGTATCTCGTTAATATCCTAAGAAGCAATGTTCTAAGTTGGAAAACAAACGACAAAGGGCAATATACACAAATTGTTATCAGAGAATATTATGAGGAAGATGCTGAATTCTCATCTGTCATAAAAGAGCAGATCAAAGTTTGGTATGATTTTGGGCTTATAGAGATATTTAGAGACGGCAAATCATACGAGATACAAGAGACTGGCTTAGATATTATTCCTATCGTGAAAATCGGTAACGATGATACCCCTCCTTTATATGACATGTCAAAGATAAACATCACTCACATGAATAGAAACAGCGAAGTCGATAACTACACAAGGGTTGGTGGTGCAGCCTTTCTAGCCGTGTTTGGAGACACAGGAGGCGATGCACCAAAGACGCTTGGAATCAATAAAGGGCTTAAATTTACAAGCACCCAGGATTCAGATGTTAAGTGGATAGAAATGGAAGGCACAAACTACGAAATGTTAAAAAGTAGAATTGCATACCATGAAGAACAAATGAATAGAATATCTGTAGGCTTTACAAGTCAGTCTCAAAACAAGACAGCAACACAAGTCGACAAAGAAAGCATGACAGGAGAGAGTAAGTTAGTAAACTACGCAACAGAACTCGAAGAGGGAATCAACGCCAGCCTTGACATGATGAACATATATAAAACAGGCGGAACGTTTGGAGAAAACACAGTCGTAGTGAACAAAGACTTTGACAGCGCAGTCCTTTCGGTTGAAATGGTAAAATCATACAAAGAAGACTATGCACAAGAGATCATATCATACGAGAAACTAATCGAGATCCTTATAGCAGGTGAATACTTCAAAGAGATGGACGACAAAGAAATAGAAACTGAAAAGGCTAGAATCAGAGACGGAGCTGTTTAGCCATGAATAACTCAACCCTTTTTAATGGAGACTGCCTAGAGATTATGGATAAACTTATAGCGAAAGGCGTGGTCGTGGACGCGATCATCACAGACCCACCTTATGGGACCACATCTTGTAAGTGGGATTGTGTAATTCCTTTTGATGAGATGTGGACAAGACTAAACAAACTTATAAAGCCAAACGGCGCTGTTGTTTTATTTGGTAGTGAACCTTTCAGCAGTGCTTTAAGAATGAGTAATATAAAGAATTATAAATATGATTGGATTTGGATAAAAGATCAAGGAACTGGGCATTTAAACGCAAAAAAGCAACCGATGAGAAATACTGAACTTATCCATTTATTTTATAAAAAACAATGTGTATATAACCCACAAAAAACACAAGGGCATAAGCCAACAAATGCAAGTAGAAATAAAACTATTGACAGTAAAGATACTACTTATAATAAGTTTGTAGACATTGGAGGAAGAGGTGGAAACACAGATAGATACCCATTGACAACATTAAGTTTTATTAAAGTAAATGGAAATTCTAAAAAGAATAAATTTTCTCACCCAACCCAAAAACCAGTAAAACTAATGGAATACCTAGTAAAAACCTACACAAACGAAAACGAATTAGTTTTAGACTTCACAATGGGAAGCGGTACAACCGGGGTAGCATGTGTAAATACTAATCGAAAGTTTATAGGGATAGAGCTAGATGATAAATATTTCAAGATAGCAAAAGATAGAATTTTAAAAGAAGATATGAATAAGGAGATATCCTAATGGCATACACATACGACAGGAGCCTCCAAGAGGGGACATTGTTCGAGATGTTCGAAGCAGATGCATACACGGACACACTCAAAGCACTCAAGCTCGCACAGCAAGAGATCGTGATGAAGATACTCTCCATCAAAGGTGATACATGGACCAAGAGACAACTGACAGAAGTCAGAACGCTTATTGATGTAGAGATAGCAAAAGCATACACGGCTACACTCTCGACACTCCAAGCGGAACTGCCAGCGATCACTAGTATTACAGCACAAAATATGCTTCTAACACAATTTACAAAAGTACCAACGGCCGTCCTTGACGCTGTAACCTCGAATAACTTCGAAGTGCAGGGTTACACAGCCAAAAACCTTTTTAAAACAACGTCGGACAACCACGCGCGACAGTTAAGGGTTTTAGTTGCATCAGGAGTATCCCAAGGAAAAACAACACCCACGATTATAAATGAATTGATCCAAAAGAATTCAAGACTAAGCAAAGGCCAGCTTAAAAATGCAATCTTTACCACCATCACAGAGGCCAGAGCTGTGTCACGATATGATTCTTATGATAAGATGCAAAAGAGCGGAGTGATACAAGGGTATGAATATGTCGCAGCACTTGACTCCAGGACAACTGAATACTGCAGAAACCATGACGGACGCAGATACTACAAAGATATAGACGAGATCCAGAAGTACATAAACGTACACTTCAACTGCAGGTCGATATTTGTACCGATCACAAAATCAACCAAGATAGAAACAAGAGCTTCACAATTCGGACCAGTACCAAACGAGACTTACTCCAAGTGGTTTGGAAGACAAAACGAAAGCTTCCAAAGAAAAACACTGGGCACAAATAAGTTTAATCTTTACAAGAGCGGATCATACAAAATAGGTGGACTTGTAGATGCGACACAAAGAGTGCTTACTCTCGCAGCGATAAAAGAGACACTACAAAAGACAGCAGCAGAACAACAAATACTACTCGATGCAGAGCAGAAAATTATCGACGAAAATAAATAATTTAAAAATTATGTTTTTTTATGTTACAATATATTAATTTATCTTTAGGAGAAAAGAAAAATGACACTTGAACAACTACTAGCACTACTGTCGGATAACAGTGAGGCTAAAACATTCGTTACTTCTTTAAATGAGAAGGCTACAAACGCTGACACGCTTATTACAAAAGTAAATGGACTCGAGAGTAAAAACGCAGAGATCATCGCTTCACGTAAGAATCAAGATGGTAAATACAAAGAAATGTTGAAACTTCTTGGAGTAGAGGAATTAACACCGGAAGCAGTAGAGAGCTTCAAGAAAACGGGTAAAGGTGGGGACGCTGCATTAGTAGCAGAACTCGAGAACGTCAAAGGATTACTTGAAAAGGCAACCAATGAGTCTCAAACAATTACATCGGATTATGAAGGCAAACTACAGTCAATGGCATTAAGACAGGCATTAGCAAACGCGGGACTCGGTGCGAACGTTGCGAACGAAGCAATGTATAAAATCGTAGCAGACCTTGTGAGTGATGGCGCAGTGTTTGAAAATGACACAGTTGTATATAAAAAAGGTGACGTTACCACTTATGGTGCAGACGGAAAACCTTTAACACTTGAGGGTAAGATATCAGAGCTTAAAGCGAATGAAAACTATACCGGGCTGTTTAAGACGGATATAAAACCCGGAGGCGGAACTTCACCAAACCAGAACAGACCTGGTGGCGGAACTCCTAAAGATACAAAAGGCATTAGTGCCACAGAAATGATGAAAACAGGGAGAAAATAATTATGGCTTTAACACTATTACAGGCAGCGGCCTTAGCAACAGGTGACGTTTATAAAATGGGCGTATTGACGAAGTTTGCAGAAACTTCTGACATTCTAAGAGTATTACCATTCGAAAATATCGAAGGAAATTCACTAAAATATTCAATCGAGGAAACTTTACCAGGAATTGGATTCAGAGGTGTAAACGAGAGTTATACTGAATCAACGGGGATCATTAACCCGCAAGTTGAATCGTTGACTATTGCAGGTGGTGACCTTGATGTTGATAAATTTATCGTCGACACAATGGGACCAGACCAAAGATCAGTACAAGAAGCGATGAAGATCAAAGCCCTAGCACTTGCATGGACTAGAACATTCATCAAAGGTGACAGCGAGTCTGATCCAAGAGAGTTTGACGGTCTACAAAATAGACTAAGTGGTGACGCGGTAATCGGTAACGGTACTGCAGGTCTATCACTTGCAAAACTTGACGAAGCAATCGATGCCGTGGACGATCCGTCTCACATCATTATGTCAAAAAGTATGAGAAGACGTTTAACTGTAGCAGCAAGAACAGCAGCAGTCGGTGGAAACATCACATACGACATTGACGAGTTTGGTAAGCAAGTTATTAAATATAACGATCTTCCAATTCTATTGGTAGACAAAGACAACACAAACACTCAAATTCTAGGATACACAGAAACAAGCTCAACAGCTTCAATTTATATTGTTGCACTTGGTGAGGGTGAAGTATCAGGACTTGAAAATGGCGGTATGGATATTCGTGACATCGGTGAGCTTGAAACAAAAGCTGCTTACAGAACAAGAGTAGAATGGTACAGCGGTATGGGTGTATTTGCACCAAGAACAGCGGCTAGACTTAGCCTAATCACAGATGCAGCGGCTACGGCATAAGGAGTAGAAGATGGGAAATAAAACATTTGATTTATTAGGATTGATTGTAGAGGATGAGGCAGTTACAACTACTGCCTCTTGTACAGGAGCGAACATTGTAGGGCTTAACCTCGGTAACGCTTCTTATGTAGCAGTTATTAACATTGGCTCAATTGCGGGTACTCCATCAGGAACAGACTATCACTCTTTACAGCTTGAAGTATCTGACGCGGTTGGTGGTACTTATGTATCTATCGGTGAACCGGTCATTGTTTCAGTTGATGAGCAGGTACAAGTAGGCTTCACGGCTGAACAAGTTCAAAGAGCAACAGCGGACGCTGATTATTTCAGAGTAACAGCAACGAAAGTCAACACAGCGGCAACGGGTGTGACATACACAGCCTTTATTTCAAAGGTGTAGGTTGTGGCCAAACTTTACGATAAAAACGGAAAAGAGTATGAGATCCCTCATGCTGTTGATGTAAGAGACTGGTTAGAAGATGGTTATTCTTTGGAAGATCCAAAAGACAACATCAAGGAACCTATGACAACAGAAGAGTTTGAAGGAATCAAAGAGAACTTAGGTTCACTTAACGCTGATGAACTCCAAAGAGTTGCTGTCTTTGTGGACGTAGAGTACACAAACAAAAGAGACACACTCAAAGCGATCAAAGAAAAACTCGAAGCGTAAAGTTTTGGCTTACCGCATCCTCTTCGGAGGGTGTAAATAAGTTAACATAAGGATTATAAAATGGCTCTCATTATCTACCCAACTACCGACTATGATTCATTTTGTAGCCTAGCAGACGCAGACACTCTCATCACAGCAAATGTACCAGCAGCACAACACATACTATGGGATGCACTCGACGACGCAGATAAAGAAGTTGAACTCAGACAAGCAACACTCCTTATAAAAAACAAGATAGACCTACCAGGGATGCTTGAGGATGACCTCAAACTCGCTTGTGCACTCTTGGCGAACAGTTCAACCGGAACAGACATGGCAGACAGTGACGGCAAAACTGGGAACGTTAAATCAAAAGAGATAGTAGACGTTGTGAAGACTGAATACTTCGGAAGATCGAAAAGTAACGATGAATTCCCAAATATGGTTAATCTTCTTTTATCACAATACCAAGTGAAATCTTCATCAAGTTTCACATTCGAGAGATCATAAAATGTCAGATGCAACAGAGGCTATAGTTGATATAATCGAGGCGATAGACGAATACGGCTCGGGTATCACTTTAAATATAATTACCAAAGGTGAGTATGACGTAATAGAGGGAGAAAGCGCCGACTCGATAACCGCAGTCACAACCAAGGCACTCCCCAAAAACTACACAAGCCAAGAACTACAAAATACAGACATTCACACAACAGATATAAAATTCATGCTTTATTATGATGGTGAAATATCCTACAAAGATAACATTGTATTTGACGGTAAAACATACAACCTTTTAAATATAGATAAAAAGATATTTCAAGATGAAACCATAATCTATACAATACAAGGCAGAGTGTAATGCTTCCAAGTGAAGAGTTGAAAATCCTTCACGATAAACAACTAAGGACAACAGAAGAGGAAGTGATGAACCTCTTCGCAGACTTTATAAAGAAGTCTCCTGTAGATACGGGAGCTTTTAGGACGGCATGGAGCATAGATAAAAAACTAGACGGTAGCTGGGTGATTACTAACGACGTTAATTATGCTACAATATTATTTAACGGTACGGATGTTGTAGCTGGAAAGCGGTACGGCTCTGAACAATGGCCAGACGGTGGTTATGTTATGATAGAGAAGTTTAACCGCACACTACAAAGAAAACTAGACAAGGTGAAAATATAATGGCAAATAGTGACATAAAGATAGCACTAGACACATATTTCCAAGACAACTGGACATCTACAGGCATACAGTATCAAGGTGAAAACGAGCCAAGAGTTGGAGGCACGTTAACCGATCCCACAACTTTGGATAGTTTTATAAGCCTTGCGTACAGTCCTATAGAAAACGAAAGTTTTGGTTTTGACGGGACCACAAACGGCAGAATTTTATACAGCGGATTATATAAAATTTTCTGTTATGCCAAGAACTACAACCAAGTTCTGATCCTGGCAGATGAGGTAAAAACCTTTCTAAACGGAAAAGAATTGGATGATATTCATTTAGGCATCGGACAAGATAGTGAAATAAATGATTTAGGAAATGGCTTCATTCAGATTTTAAGTTCTTTTCATGTGGACCAGTGGTCGCTCGTTTCGCCGTCAGAAGATTATCTAATAAATAATTACGGGCTAACAGATGAAGAGGGCAACTTCTTAGTTGATGAAGAGGGTACATACCTCTTACAAGATTTTTAAAGGATAAACATGGCAGTTAAAAAAATGAGCGAATGGAAACACTGTGGAACAATGGCGTGTATACAGAACACAACAGCCGAGGACACTGTAGATGCAACATTTAGAGTTATAGAAGTATTTAACTCCATACTGGGTGTAAATGGTCTTACTATAGATACGGACGCTAATACTATTACAATAGCAGAAAGTGGTACTTATCAATTTATAGGAACCACAAAATTCGACGGATCAAATAAAAACTTTGAATTTCAAATGTTTATTAATGGCAATCCCTCTGGCATTATTGCAGCAGACAGAGGTAGCGGAGACACTGCTATGTCGGCTACCCCTACTTTTACTTCTGGGGATGTAATAGATGCTAGACAACGATCAACAGACGGAGGCACAGCACTAACTATAGAGACAATGACACTAACAATAGAAAGACTGTATTAATAGTCGTATGGCTATATACATTATGATATAATACCTCATAGCTTTTTGCAAATACTAAAATGAAAAGGACTTAAAAATGGCACTATTAAACACAAAGCGTTCTGTGTTGTTTATGAAAAGTGGAGCAACACTCCCAACAGCACCGGCTAACTTCTATGAGGTTACAGATGAATTTGTTATTAACCCTACACCAACTATTAAGGAATACAATAGAATCAGCGGGCAACTTGGTACGATGGATAGTTTTGCAGATACTTGCCATACTATACTTACTCAAACATTTTCACATAAACTAAGATCATCAAACGTGGCAGCAACAGCACTCGATACAATCCCAGACTATGGGGAAATGCTTAAGATTTGTGGATTTGATGAGGCAAGTGCAGGTGGTGCAGGAGCTGAGACAGTTACATACACAAACACACAAGCACCCGTCAAAGGTTCAGGTATTGCGTTTGTAGACGGTAAAAAGTTCACTATGACCGATACCGCGGTGGGTAATGCAACATTCAATTTTGAAGTCGGGAAAGCTGCGACATTAGATGTTGAACTATCAGCATTTCTTGACAATAACGGTGTGCCGACAGATGTATCTAACCCGACAGTTACACT